CCCATGTCGGAATTATATATAATGAATTGGCTGATGAAATTGCGACCAACGCATTATTGAAACCTTAAATAAAAAACGGTCTTGTGTTACGGGCGGTAATCTCAGGAATGGTTCGAATGCAGGCTGTTCTTACTTGAATTGCAGGAACAGGCTTGACAGGACGAATTGGAATTACTGCGCCGCTAATTGTATTTACAATTACAGATCTTTAGTAACACATTTCGCACTTTTAAAAAGTGTTCAGGAGACTGACGTAGCCGGATGGCTAAAATGATTTTTATAGACCAACTCTGCTTTCATAGGGAGCACTTTGATAGTGGGGCTTAGTAGTACTTACGAAAAGCCTTTTAAATACAATCGTATAACGATGTATATATACAAAAAGATAAAAAGGAGGAACCTGTTGATAATGAAACGATATTGTAAAAATATCGACATAACTGATCGTAATTTAATTTCAAAAGCAACGTATAAGTGTTTGAAAGATAAATATACACGTAATGATACATTAGAGTTATTATCTGGTATTTCTGGATTGAGGAAATGTCAAATATATAACATTCATTATCGTTATGGTAGAAAAGCTTTAAAAGTATTTATTGAGTTTTTAATAGATACTATTCGTTCAGAACTTATCAGCAAATCTATATCATTTCCACCAATCTGGTACAAAGAAAAGATTGATCCTTCTTCTCATAAAATCCGTAATATAGGAATCCAACATGTAAAACAACAAATATATGATTATATTGCAATTGAAGGACTTAAACCATTATTATGTCGCATAGGCGTTCATCAGTATGCTTCTATCAAGGATAGAGGATGCTTAAAAGGCTCTCGTATAATACAAAGATGGATGCGTAATAAATCTCTTAAATATTTTTCTAAACTGGACATTCGTAAATGTTATCCATCTATTCCACAGGATAAGTTAATTCAATTCTTAGAAAAACATATTAAAAACGATATGTTAATGTGGCTTATCAAAGAACTTGTTAATAGCTTTGAACAAGGCTTATCTATTGGCTCTTTTCTTTCTCAATACCTCTGTAATCTGTATCTATCCCAAATATATCACTTTATAGGACATCTACACAAAGTAAGAAGACATAAAGATGGAACTAAGTCTTCTATTCGTCTTGTATATCATAGATTATTCTATATGGACGACATATTAATGATCGGTACATCAGCTAAAAACATGCATAAAGCAGTCAAGGAAGTTATTAAATATTGTAAATCTCTTGGTCTGAAAATAAAAGAATCATGGTTTGTGAAACAGATGCCTTTTGCCAATAAGAAATGTGACGGAGCATTTATAGATATGATGGGATTTAGAATCTATAGAACTCACATTACTGTCCGTAGGCGTGTATTCAAGAGGATTCGTAGAATAGCTATGCGATTATGGAAACGAATAAAAACACATCATAAGATTTTTGAATCACATGCAAGAAAAATAATCTCCTACTGGGGATTGTTAAAAAATAGTAACTCAACAAAAGTAATTCAAAAATATCACATTAAAGATATTATGAAAATTTGTAAAAAGGTGGTAAAAGAATATGACAAAATCTCGCTTTATGGAAAAGCAGCCTTCTGTTAAGGTTGTTGAAAAAGATAAGGTGTATGTGTACATCTGTCTAAATGAAAAGGAAGTTACAGAAGATCATATAAATAGTGCAGAATCTGCCGAACCTGTAACTATGTATGAATATGATTACAACGAAATCATTGAAGATATTGGAATTCTGGATATTGATGATGTGAAAACAAATCCAGAAAAATATCTCAATTATAAAAAAGCAGTTGAAAAGACTGACAAAGAACGTATTGCCGAACTTGAAGCAATGAATGCAGAACTGTCTACTACTGTAGATAGTATCTTAACTGACGTATTGCCCACTCTTATGAGTGTGTAATTATATAACTCTATTAATAGAAAGAACATAGAAAGGAATGAAAGATATGACAACATTTATCGCACGTATGATTATGAAAGAAGCAGACAAAAGTATTGAAGCAGGTCAGAAGAAATACAGAGCGTATTTCGTGAAAACTAAACTGTATAAGAACTGGAAGGAAGATGTAGATACTATTCTCATCACAGATGGTTATGATGATGTGATTGTTGAGGCATGAATAAAAAGAATGTATAAACTTTTGTCGAAGAGGTGAGATACCTCTTATTTTTATGCTCAAATTTAAAGGGAGTCTTGTGTTATAGCAAGGCTCTCTATTTTTATGAAAATGAGGTGATATTATGCCAGAAATCAAAGGTATTGATGTTTCCAGATGGAATGGAAAAATCGACTGGAAAACCGTTGCTAATTATGGAATGGGCTTCGCTATCCTACGAATCACAGAAAAAGGAAATATTATTGATAGCACATTCGAACCTAATTATAAAGGCTGTATTGAGAATAAAATTCCTGTTGGAGTCTATAAATACAGCTATGCTACTACTATTGCTCAGATTAAAAATGAAGCAAATGTAGTTATTAAAACATTGAATAAAAGAAAACTGGATTATCCAGTGTTTCTTGATATAGAGGATAAATGTCAGGAGAATTTATCTGACAATTTAATGATGAAAATGATCGAAGCGTTTAGAGCTATTATTGTCAAAGCTGGATATAAATTTGGTATTTATTGCGGCTATTCTTGGTATCAGAACCAGTTACCAGAAGGTGCTAAAAAGTATGATTGTTGGGTTGCTCGATATCCTAATAATGATACCGGTGAATTACAGGAAAGATTAAGAGTTCCTGCTTCTACTGGTGTTATTGGATGGCAATACTCTAGTAAGGCAACCATTCCTGGTATTCCAACAAAAACCGATCGAAGTGTATTCTATAAAGACTATTCTAAATCTTCTACTACTTCTACAGACTCTCCCAAACCAACAACTACACAAGGAAGTGATACTATGAATAAAGATAAAGCTATTGATGCTCTTATTGCTTGCGCTGAAAATGAGGTTGGATATTTAGAGAAGAAATCTAATTCTCAGCTTGATGATAAAACTGCAAATGCAGGTTACAATAACTACACTAAATACTGGAGAGACGTATATCCTCAGTATCAGGCACAGGCTTGGTGTGCAGCGTTTGTGAGTTGGTGCATGATGAAAACATTCGGTCTTGATGTAGCTAAAAAACTCCTTAAACATTGGCCTTATGTATACTGTCCTACTCTTGGAAATCTCTTCACAAAGTATGCAAATCCACAGCGAGGAGACATTGTAATCTTCTATCGTAATGGTACATTTGCTCATACTGGATTAGTAACAAAAGTCGAAGGAGATAAATTTTATACTATTGAAGGTAACACTTCAGGAGGCTCTTCTATTGTTCCAAATGGTGGTGGAGTTTATGCTAAGAGTTATTATAATTCAAATCTCCCTGGGACAAAGTTTTGTCGTCCAGACTATTCTATTGTCACATCCATCTTAACTTCTAACACCTCTTCTACATCATCTCCTGCACCTGTACAGCCATCTTATACTGCATGGGTAGGTTCTTGTACAGCTAATGGAACAGATGTATTCTCAGGCGCTACAGGAGCTTCTAAGTTAAGTACATATCCTAAACTTAATGCAGGTAATCTTGTGGATATCATCGGTGAATCTGGTACAAGATATCAGGTTCGTATCGCTGCAAAATATATAGGGTATGTAGAAAAATCTAATATTAAAAATCCTAATACTCATGCTGCAACAACTACAAAAAAATATCCATTTGTAGGAAAAGTAACTGCAAGTAAATTGAATGTTCGCAAAAAACCCGGTACTGAACATCCGTTACTTCCAGAGTATCCGATGTTAAATAAAGACAATCTTATTAATGTCCTCGGAGTTACAAAAGATACTAAAGGTGACAGATGGTACAAAGTATCAATCACTAAAAAAGAATATGTTGGCTATGTATCAGCCAAATATATCATTAAGGCATAAGGAGGTACGTCATGGGAATAGAACAGATACAGAAAATCCATGAGTTTGGTGAGATCAATGTGATCATATCTTTACTTCTTTGTGCAATGCTTGTTATAGCTTTAAAAGCTGGATGGGAGAAACTTCTTGATGTTCTTGGTCTCGAAACAAAAGCATCTCTACAGAAGAAAGCTTTAGAGAAGAAGTTGTCTGATATGGAACAGAAAATTGCTGATTTTGAACAGTCTCAACATAATTATCATGACCAGTCCATTAATATCAGAGATGATCTGAGAACAAATCAAAATACTCTGAGCACACAGCTTACTGATCTTACAACTTTGATGCAGAACTTTATAACTAATCAAGATGAGTGTACTGTAGCATCATTTAGAAGTTCTCTCTGGAGAATGCATAGAGACTTTATGGCACAAGGGTACATCACACCGGATGGATTAAAGACATTCCTAGAGATGGGAAAGCTTTATGAAAAGGCTGGTGGAAATGATATTTATCATGAGAAATTACTTCCAGATATTGAATCTCTGGAAGTCAGATATACAAAAGACAATGTACTATAA